ATCATCTGCCATTTTAGCATTATTAACAGCATTAGATTGAATCATAGCTGTTGTAACTGAATCACTTGCAGGAGAAACTGTCCCTACTGTTTTTCCTAAATAGACACAATACATTTCGTCAGTTCCTGCTGTTGCAGAAGTTAGAGTCAATGCTGTGCCTGAAACTGTATATGCGTCAACTGGGCTTTGACGAACATTATTTATGAATAATGCTATGTCTTGCGTTGAGGATACAGCACTATCTAAAGTGTATGATGTCGTTGCTGATGTACTAAAATTTTGTTTCGCTAAAGTTAAAAATTTATCAGCAGGTGTGTTTCCAATATAGGGCATTAATTATCTCCTTATGTGCTTATTGCATCTACAACACTAACCCACGCATCTAATGAACTAGCTGTGTTTGATTTAACATAGAGGCGATCTCCTGATTGAACAACAATTTTTGCTCCACCATCTAATACTTGTAATGCTCCTCCAGTTGGTATGGGTGCATCTTTAACTAAATAAATATCGTTTGATCCATCATTAATATAACAATCAACATTGATTGCTGATGATCCAACATTTGCTAAAGAAATTCCCACAATTGCATCATAACTATCAAAATTAGAGCCATCAGGAATATCAACAGCAGATG